ATGAAACCCAACATATCTTCCTGCAATAACGCTGCCCAGGTTAAGCAGCTTATTGATAATTATTTCGAAAACATAAAAGGTGAATATCACCTTGAACACAAACCCGCAAAAAACAATAAAGACAATGCAGAAACTATTGAACACAAAGTTTGGGACCGGGATCCCGAACCCGCAACCTTATCGGCACTGGCACTTGCTCTCGGCTTCAACAGCCGCCAGGAGTTTCACGATTATGTGCATCATGGCCGTTTTTCAAAAGCTGTTAAACAGGGAATTTTACGCGTAGAAGCATGTTATGAAGCTCATTTACATCAAAACACAACAGGGGCAATGTTCGCATTAAAAAGCATGGGATGGAACGAAAAACCCGACTCGTTACCAACTAATACAGAGGCAGAGAATATTTTAAAAGTGGAAATTGTTAACTCAGGCCCCCCTCCCGCCGACAGCGAAAAAGATGTAAAACTATAACCCTAAAGCCAATTGCAGCTCAGCCATTGGATAAAGACCAGCTATAATGACCAATGAAGAAATAAGCACCGAAATTACATTTAAAGAACCGGAAGGTTTTCACTGCTCTGTCCTGTTTAAACAAAATTACCTCTCAACCGCACATGTGGTAATTAACCAGGGAGGAACAAGCAGCGGTAAAACATTTGCCATTGAACAGGCGCTGTTTTGCTTTGCCGGCGAAAACCCCAAACAGGTAATCACCATTGTTGGGCAGGACATCCCTAACCTTAAAGCAGGTGCTCTGCGCGATGCAATTAATATATACAACTCTTCAGCAATATTACAGGGCAAAATCAAAAACTATAACAAAAGCGATCGTATTTTCGAGTTCATCAATGGTAGTATCATAGAGTTTAAAAGCTATGATAACAGCCAGGATGCAAAATCAGGCAAACGCGATTATCTGTTTATCAATGAAGCCAATGGCCTAACATGGGATGTATATACCGAACTGGCTTTGCGTACTAAAAAACGCATTTTTATTGATTATAATCCCAATACAGGCTTTTGGGTACATGAGCATTTAATTGGTAAACCCGGAGTACAGCTTATCGTATCTGACCATAGGCATAATCCATTTTTAGGTGAGGAAGTGCGTGAAAAAATAGAAGCACTAAAAGCTGTCGATATAGAATTATGGAAGGTATACGCCCGCGGCTTAACAGGCAAAATAACCGGGCTTATATTTGACAATTGGCACATCTGCGAATCAATTCCTGCTGAGGCCCGTTTGATAGCCCTGGGTTTGGATTTTGGTTTTACCAATGATGAAACCGGCTGCCTGGAGTTATACCAGCAAAACGGCGAACTATGGGCTAATGAATTGTTTTATAAAACGGGTTTAACCAATACAGATATATCCGCAAAGTTAAAAGAGGTTGGAGCTGCGTTTAATAATGAAATCATCGCTGATAGTGCCGAGCCCAAATCAATAGAAGAGTTAAAACGCCTCGGATGGCGTGTAACAGCTGCAAAAAAAGGTTCCGACAGCGTTAAGAACTCCATTGATATCCTTAAACGCTACAAAATAAATGTAACCCGCAATAGTGTGAACTTGCGCAGCGAGCTTAACCGTTACAAATGGCGGGTAGATGCAACAGGCAAAACCATTAATGAGCCTGTTGATTCATGGAACCACTTAATAGATCCGTTAAGGTATATCGCGCTTAATAAATTAAAGATAAGTAGTGCAGGAAAACTTCAGTCGCGCCTGCCGCACCTGCAGAGCAATCAGCAAACAAATACATTACACGGACTGATCTGACACTCGTCATCAAAAACAAAACAGGCTTTATAAAATGACAGAACGTATATTAAAAACCACAGAGGGCAAGCTGCGTATTCAGATGCCAACTCAATTAAATGAAGTTACCCTTGGCCAAATGATTGATTTACAAGCCCGGCCCGATATAACGGATATTGAAGCCATCAGCATACTTTCGGGCATACCGGTGAACGAGCTTCGCAACATCAAAAACTATCATGACCTGCATCAGTTTGGAGAGGCCGTACTTTCACTATCATACCAGATCAAATACCTGTACAACAGTAATGAGATCCCCAAAGAAGTAGTTTTTACCATGTTAGGTGCCAACGGAACATCGTCCCAAAAAACAAAAGTAAAAGTAATGCAAAACCTATCGGTTGAGCCTGCCGGTGCTTTTATGGCCGCCCGCGATATCATAGCCGAAGAAATAAATACCCACATAAAAACACATGGGGAAGATGATTGGCAGGAACATTTTAACCCTTCGCTAAACGCTTGCTGCCAGGTATTGGCACAATACTTTTACTGCCGGGCAACAGGTAAAAAATATAACGAATATGAGGTTGAAAGCTTTATTGATGAAGTTAAAAAACTACGGGTAACGGAGGCGCTGCCCATCTCAAAACATTTTTTTACCTGTTATCCCAACTTATCGATATCGAAAACAAGCTTTTGGCTTCGGCTTCTACCTCGCTTGAAAAAAGGGCAGGTATCCAATCGTTCGAAAAATTCAAGTATATCAATACCGTGAACTCATTAGCGGGTGGCGACATTACCAAATGGCATCTGATCATGAATATGCCATACGAGCGGATCCTTACCAAGCTGCTGCTCAACAAAACCGAAGCTGAATATCAAAAACGATATAGCGAGCTATCTCAATCCTCAATTTAAACGCCTTATCCCTGCAAGGCATGAACACCTAACCACCCCAAATCAGGGATCGGGGCTTAAATTTTATGCGCAACCAAATAGAAGCTATAGTACAAACACTTAATGGCAACCCCACATTTGCCTACGGCACCCAGGCCGAATTAAATACCCTGGCAGATGACATCACCTTTCCCTGTGTGTTCCTTTATCCGCTTCAGACTATTGAAGTAAGCGCGCAGGTTAATGGTTCTGTAGATAACACTTTTACCATCTACATGGAATTTTTGTTCAAAACAGATTTTGGACAATTCACTGCCGAAAATGAAACCCACATATCGCAGGCGCTGCAAATGGCTAATCAGTTTATGGTAAAATCATCAAAATACCGTGAAGAAGAAGGCCGGTATTTCAGGGTCAAAGCGGGGCAAAAAGCCAAATGCATACCGGTTTACAACAAGTTTGATGTTAACACCACAGGCGTAGGCTTAACCATAACGCTATCAACTATGTATTTTGATATTTTTTAACCCGGGTTAAATCCAATTTATAAACAATGAAAATAACAGCTATAATTAATGAAATCATCAGTTCAACAACCTATCCCGATCAAAATGGGGGGCAGATTGACCAGGGCGATGTGTTCATCAGTATTATTGATACAGATACCCAACAACCTGCAAACGGTAATAATTGCGAAGTTACTTACCAGCGCAACGAAAACGGAGGATCGGCTACATACACCGTCATTGTAGCCGGGCAATCATTCCCTCTTTATTCGGGCATTATCAGAGACTACGAATACAGCGCACAGGGAGATATGATCCGGAGCGATTATGTATCGTTCACCCTAATTTCGGTAAAAGCCGGAGACAATCCGTCCACAAACCCATCTGTATGTGATCTGAAGATAAACTATATAGATATCAACAAGATCGAATCGGCGCCAGGAGCAGCCGACGCTCAGATTACAGTCAATGCAAGTTCAAGTTTTGCATCAATACAGTATAGTATGGATATGGGTGTAAACTGGCAAGCCTCTCCTGTTTTTACAAACCTGAGCGGGGGACTAAAGCATGTATTGGTAAAAGACAGTAACCCATTGGGCTGTACAGACACGGCAGAAATCAGTATTTCAACAGCCACCAACCTTTTAACCGGCGATCCTTCGGTAATGCTTCCTGACGGATATGTTTCACGCTGGAACGCTGCGTTCAATCCCATTGTGTTTACCTATCAAAGAAAAGATTTCACAATTAAAAGCATAACGACCGATAGTGATAAAGGCCATGCCAGCATCGGCATTAACGCCAATTTTACAGATGCCAATACAGGATTCGTTAAGGTAAAGGAAGGTGATAAGGTTTATCTGAATACAGCAGCCTATAAAGGCGTTTATACTGTTGAAAAAGTTAGTGGCATTAGTAATATAGTAATCAACACGCCTTTTGTAAGTAGTGACAATACTGGTTTTATCAATATCAACAGCATATATCCTTACTATGAATTGCATACACGAATTACTTATACCGATCCGCTTACCAGTGCCCTATCTACTATAAAATCAGTAAACCGGCCAGATAACTCAGGGTTGATAAAAGCTGATCTGTCAAACTTTTTACAGAGCTTGCTGCGCCCTGCAGATAATAACAACTATAATCAGGTTGATTATTGTGATAAAAATCTTTGTACCAGCTTTACGGTTGAGTATGCCCGGCATTATGATGATGGATCGAGCGACAGATTTACAAGCGACTTTAGTCAAATTCAGCATCCATACTATGTAGCTTATGCAGCCAAACAGCTTGGCGACAAATATGGCGGCAACCTCGCAGTTTATGTTCCCAATGTTAACTTGCCCGCACAATGGATAACAGATTTCAAAGAGCCAGCATACTCTGCCGGATATCCATTTGATATAGGATTTCTCTTTACCGATGAAATGGTAAACCTCCAGCCCTATTGCCAGCTTACCCTACTTGATATTAACCGGAACCCACTACCCGGAGGCTCTGAATCCGACTATCTGCAAAATGAAGATGATTCATGGATCCTGAATGAAGATGGCAGCAAATTTAGTATCGGTAATCAAACATCTTTTACCATGCCCTTAGCTGGACCTGCCGGCCTTCACCGGCTTATGGTTAGTGCCAATTTCCCAGCTAAAGCTTATTATTTCAATATTCAGATTAGGTATGATGATGAAAATGGTTCGCATTCACTAACCAAAGTACAAACCGTACGGATAGATGATGCTGTTGAAGACAACTCAATATACTTGAGATGGATCGGACTTAGTGGCGCCTGGAACTACTATCGTTTTGTATTTAATCAGGAAATAAGTCTTGACGTTCAAAATGCTGTTATCATCAAAAATTTCGTACAAAGTTGGCAAACCCAGGAAGGAATAGAAGAAGTAATCAGCAAAAGCGCAGGGCAAAAAATGAAAGTCATGGCCGAAGATCTTTCTGTAAATGACATCTGCGGGCTGCAGTCCATAAAATATTCGCCCAAGGTTCAAATGCTTATCAATAAAAATCCTGTTAAGTGGCAAACTGTAGTGATAAATACAGCAACATACGGCGAGTATGAAACCCGCAACGGCCAGGCGCCTTTTAGTGTTACATTTAATATGCCATCAATAAACATTCAAACCCAATAAAAGCTATGGCTGTTTTTTAAAAAGTACGTTATCAATTCCCCGGTAATGATCGCCATTAAACACAACAGCGCTTTCGTAAGTAACTTCAAGTGTATTTTCGGTAAGCTGAATTATGGTGTAAGTACCCTCATAAAAAACAGGCGTATTTTGGGTTATCATCAAGCTCTTTCCATTTAACGTATAGGTATATTTAATCAAAGCAGTTTCACCTGCGGGTGTAAGGTTTGAAGTATAGCCTGAGCCATCCGCATTAAATATTTCGAAATCTGTAGGTGTATAATTTGACCGGGAAGTATCCCTTGCCAGTTTATCATTCTTATAACTACGGGTATGGTATTTTTTAAGGTACCACTTACCCACTATTGTAATTTCGGGATTAGCGGCATTGTTATCCTTTTTACATGAAGCAAGGCAACATGCCAACACAGCAACTACAAAAAAATATCTTATAAGCATACAATGCTGTTTTAGGTTTACAGCCGGGAGCCCGGAAGCAACATCTAAACTTAATAAATTATTGATAATAAACCAATTGATTTAGCGCCTTTAAACAGTAATCAAAACTATCATTTACTAATTTCATGAATCAGATACAGCTTTATATTAATGACCAGCTGGTTGACCTAACCGACGATAGCCCGATAGCACTCACTTTCCAGATCAATAACCTGGCTGAGGTTAAAAACCAACAGGGAAACACCAGCAACCAGTTTAAGCTGCCATTAACGCAGCGGAACCGGCAAATCCTGGGCTTTCCGGATAATATAGCATTTACTACCGCCCTCCCCTATGATAATTACCAGGCAAAAATCATTCAAGATGGGCTTGAGATCATTCCCTACGGGCTGGCAGTTCTTAACAGCATTGAACAGGACATGGCCAACATCACCATATTAAGTGGCAATGTTGATTTTTTTGACGCATTGGAGGGAAAGATTTATGACATGGGCGATAGCAGCAGCGCAACATCCGGTTTGGGTAAAAGCCTGCCTTGGCAGGTTTATGATCACCCCTGGAATTTGGATACCATTGTCGGCTCTCAAAAAAAGACAGATGGCTGGATATGGCCTGTTGTGGACTATGGATCGATAAACGAGGTTGATTTTGATAAGCCCTTGGATGTTTATACCATGCGCCCCGGCTTTTTCATTAAAACAGCCATCGAACTAATGATCAAAAATACGGGCTATAAGGCAAGCGGCTCGTTACTCAAGAACGAGTTATATCCCAAATTAATTTGTCAGTTTGCCAATGACGAGTTTGAACATGGTACCGATTTTCAGAATTCGGTTGAAGGTTTGAGTAAATCGACATCGATGTTGTACGTTACCAATAATGAGCTTGTAATTGATGGCGGGCAGTTAGGTATGCACGCCAATGATAATACCGACAGAACATTACCAATTGGCTTTCAGGAATACCATGCAACAGAGCGGGTTAACGGGACAGCAAGCCTGATATTGGATTTGGATATGCATGGTATTGCCAATACTGGTGACAATGGATATTTTGAACTCATTATAAACTATCGTGAAGCAAACGGGCACTCAAGTGAAGTGACAAAGCAAACCATCAACTTTACAGATAAGGCTTATCCTCCTAATATCCGTGAGCGCACAGAACCGGTTAAGAATTTAAAGCTCACATATGATTTTGAACTTAATAAAGGCGATTCGGTTTTCATCACTTATCACCTGCATCGTTATAATACCACCGTTTTTATTCACAAAGGCGCTGTATTTAGGTTTGATGTTGACCAGAAACCGATTTTATACGGCCAGCAGGTACAATGCGAACGTATCTTTCCGGACATTAGTCAGAAGGATTTACTAAAGGATACACTACAACGTTTCGGCATTGTATGCCAAACCGATAACAGCACCCGCACCGTATCCTTTAACTCATTTGCAGACATTGTAAACAATATCCCCATTGCAAGAAACTGGACCAGCAAATGCCTCGACCAGGGCAAAACTATTACCTTCCAGCTTGGTGGATATGCGCAGGTTAATTACATGAAATACAAGGATGATGATAATGTGCTGCCTAAAAAGTTTGCCGATTCTGAAATTGTGGTTAATGACAAAACCTTGCCGGCCAGTGCCGATCTGTTTGAAAGCCAGTTTGCCCCTACCCTTAACCGGGCTTTTACTGGCGGAACAATAGCTCAAATCAAAAAGCTCGATCCAGATATCGATACCAACGATTTCAGCATCAGCACGTCACCAAGGATACTGATTGATCAGAAGTTAAACCTGCTCAATCTTAAAGACTACCCAACGGTAAAGTTTACCGACGGCGAAAAGACTATTGAAGTAAATGACATTGTATCGGTGCCGTATTTTTACAAACCTGAGGGTGAATTTAACCTTTGCTTTAGCGATAAACCGGGAGTTAACGGTGCCATGCAGCCAGGTTTAAAAACAAACTATTATCCGCAACTGCAAAAGATACTAACCCAAACCAAAAAAGTAGTCAGATATTTTTTATTAACCCCACGCGATATTCTTGAGCTTGATTTACTCGTCCCTGTTTATCTTGAACAGGACAGCTGTTACTATTATATCAATAAAATTGATAGCTGGTGCAAAGGACAGCCTACAAAGGCGGAATTGGTGAAATTGGGTTGATAACTATTGTTAAATATTACTTGCACCATTTTATATAAATAGTATATTTACCAAAAAAATTAGCATTTGCAATTAACTAAAAACCTATAACATGAAATTATCACGATTAATTCCCGTTTTGTTTTGCCTTGCTGCTTGTAGTGATAGTACGCAACAGGGAGACCAATTGAAAAACATGCCGGCTCCGGAACTTGCCCTAATTAAAAGAGTTGAAATTGCAGACTCCGCTGAATTAGTTAGCGATAACCCGATAAAAAAAGGTGAAGCCCTTAAATACCATAAAGCAGCAATTTTAAAATTTGTACAAGATACGTTACAGGGAGATGTAAAACAGTGGTTAGCGGTTATAGAGACAATAAAAACGAGAACGCTTATAAATGATGATCTTGATATCAACGTAAGATTACTGATCCCAAGGAATAATTTTTTAAACGAAAAAGTCCCGGAATCTGGTACAATAATATTTAATGCTCAAATAGATAGCGAAGATTCAGTAAAAAATGCCCTGAAAGAAATGAAAAATGGAGATAGAGTAATAGTTTCGGGAACATTTGTAAGGGATATCGTAAATAATATTGATTTTGATAATTTTATTGATTTACAAGAAGGCTTTAGCAGCCCTGCGTTCAAATTTAATATTCAAAGCATAACCAAACGGCCATAATTTAAGTAATTAAGACAAAACACTGGTTTTAATGTACGTAATTATAGGATAATTTACCTCATAAAATAGTAAATGGCTATGAGCACACTCCAAGTTAATTCATGCTGTTTGTTGGCTTCCTTCTATTTACTTCTTCCGGCTATATATAAACGTCAAATAAGTCGTAAATTGAGATAGCAAATTTTCCAAAAAAACCGTCAAATTTGATGTTTTACCGGTGCAATATATATGCCAAATGGAATTATATACATAAAAACAACACCTACTTATCAGTCACAAACAATTGATTTACAAGTAAAAAAGTTCAGCGTCTTTCAAACAGAAAAACCTCTTTCCGTTCTGCAAAACCTATTCTACCTCTCATACCTATTTCAAATAATGATCAACCAACTAAAACAACTTACATTATATGCCAGATGATAAAAAAATAACCATCGATGTAAAGATCAACAGCGATGGACAAAGACAGCTCGACTTATATACCAAAGCCTTTGTCAACTTCCGCAATGCTATAGCTGATATGTCAAAACCTTTGAATACTTTAAACTCCGATCTTCCTAAACTGACTGATGCCATTGACAAATTAAATACTCAAAATCTCAAACTGGCTGATTCAGGCGACAAAGTTGCCAATAAGATCCCTGATATGATTAGCGCGTTTCTTAACTGGAAAGACGTATTGGACTTAATTAAAAAAGGCTCAGAACTGGCAGAAGGGGCATTCACACTTTTTGAAGGTGCGCTAACCGGAGGCTTAGCTATCCTGGCTGTATATGGCCCGGAAATAATTAACTGGGCAATGGCTCTTTTTAAAGGGAAAGAAGCTATTGATGATGCCACGCTTAGTTTAAACAATCTTAACAAGGGACTAGCATCAACTGACTATTCACATGCCATTGAAAATGTTGATATGCTTCGCATCAAAGTAAAGCTTGCAAGGGATGGAGTGATGGATAAATCCGAAGTTGTAAAAGAATACAATAACACTATAGGTCAAACCATTGGGCAGGTTAAAAGCCTTGATGAGGTTGAAACCATATTAAAAAACAATTCCGCAGATTACATTAAATCAATGATGTATAAAGCAGCGGCAATGGCTGCTGTTAAAGAAGCCGCCGAAAACCAGGTTTTGGCGGCAAAAGAAAGGGCAAAATCCGATGAAGAAAGCAGTAGCTATTGGGATAGTGGATTAGCCAACTCAAATGATCCTGAAATAAAAAAGATTTATCAGAAACGTGCCGAGGATAACCGTAAAGAAGCGGCAAAACCATTTGAAGATAAAGCCAATGCTTTGTTGGCAAACGCCACAAAATTTGAGACATTATGGGCAGACATCGAAAAAAACACCCCAATAAACAGAATAAAGAGACAAATTGAAGATCTAAAAAAACTAACCGATGCCGGTGTTATAGGTTCGAAAACATTTGTAAGCCTACAAAGCTTGCAAAAGCAACTTGATAAGTTGAATGGTATTGAAACAGATTCAGATAGTAATAAAAGCTCACTTGCCTACGGCACCTCTGTTAAGATACATATAAACGAAGAAGAACACGCCAAACGGAAAAAAAAGATAGCATCTTCAAGAAGCACCGCAATACTTCAAGCCAAGGCAATTGATTTTTCTAAACAAATTGAACTTGATAAACAAAACTATGATACCGAGCTCGCTTTGCTAAATGAACAGTTTAGCAAAAAGCTGATCGGCCAGGAAGAATACAACAAAAAAAGCGAAGAACTCCAGCAAAAACTCCATCTCGGAATTGGCGATAAGGTTCAGTTTTTTAATAAAAATGATTTTGCTGAGGCGCAAAAGCAAATGCAGGCCATGATTGATGCCCAACAACACGAGGATACCATGGCAAAAGATCAAAAAAAGGTTGATAAAGCACTGTTACCCGGCCAAAAATTAGATGCCGAGAAACAGCTTATTAATGATAAGTATACCTATGAGATAGGTCTCGCCGCCGGTAACGCCGAAAAAATCAAAGCGCTGGAAGATCAGAAGCAAAAGGACATAACAACTTTAACACAGCAATACGAGCAGCAACGCAAAGAATTTGCGCTGCAAACGGCACAACAAGTATCCAACAAAGCTTTTTCTATCATTCAAAACAATATTAAAACTCAAAGTGATGCCAAAATCAGAGGATTGGAGAATGAAAAAGCCGCCGAACTGAGTAATAAAAATCTGACAAACACACAGAAAAAAGCCATTGAAGACAAGTACCAAAAAAAGGAAGCGGCAGAAAAAGTCAAAGCGTTCAAAGCAGAACAAAAAGCGTCGATATTACAAGCCGTCATCAATGGTGCATTAGCAATTACCAAAGCAACATCTCAAACCGGGATACTTGCACCCTTTGTTATACCGGGCATCATAGCATCTACGGCTATACAGGTTGCTACTATAGTAGGGCAAAAACCTCCGCAATACGCTAAAGGTGGTTTACATTATCAGTCTGACGGTAGTGGAGCATTACTACCGGGCTATAGCCGTACCGATAACACCAATGCCTACCTCCGCTCAGGCGAAGCGGTTGTAGTGTCCGAAGCCATGCGTAATCCATGGGCCCGCAACCTGGTTAGTGCCATCAACGTGGCACATGGAGGCCGCGATTTTTCGATCCCCAATCCAGGCCAAGGTTACGCTATAGGTGGCATATTTACGGATGGAGGTAATGCTAACCGGTATTATAACCAACCTGTTAATGACGTTAAAGACCTGGCCAATACACTCGCTTACCAAATGATCAATAACTTCCCCCCTGTTTATGTAGATGTAAAGGATATAAACAATCAGCAAAACATCCTTGCCCAAACTATCAACCGGGTAAACCTTTAAATAAACTATGCCAATCATCACAACAAACATACCTCTAACCTCTAACCTCTAACCTCTAACCTCTAACCTCTAACCTCTAACCTCTAACCTCTAACCTCTAACTTCTAACTTCTCCAAAATGGACATCCAAATCGCCAATACCCTTTTTGATGAAGGGATTTTCTCTGCCATGTATAAGGCCGGTTTTATAACCACTAAAGTATTTGTGTACCGTGAAATCTTTTTGTGGGTTAATGCACAGCAACAAACCCGGGGTATCTCGAAAAATCAGGCCGTGCTTGAAGCAGAAATCAAGTTCAATAAAGACGAGCGTACCATTTGGCGCGCTCTAAACTGTTTTTCGGAGAGAGCAGCTTAATCCATGGCACTGACAAAACACTGTCACCATATTAAATGAAATTTGTGCCGACTTTTGTTATGTCAATTCGTAGGTACTATGATCTTCACGAATTAGGAGCTAAACCCATTTTCAACAATCACAACCACTGACAAAACATTGTCACCATTAAAATAAACAATAACCCCGACTTTTGACATATGCCATTCGGCATTGTAAAACATCAAAGATTACTCGCCATTCTAAACGGCAACAAGACAGAACCAATCCAACTTCCGGGCTTACAGACTTTCGGACAAAAACAAACCTTATATGAGCTACAAAATTTATTTATACGATACCGAAACCGACTGCATTGGTTCTGGTAATTTATCATCATCCTACATACAAACCCAGCTTGAGGCCGCAGTGGGCGACGATGTTGAAGTACATATCAGCTCGGTAGGCGGCAGTGCGTTTGATGCCATTACCATTTATGATCTGCTTAAAAAATACCCCGGCAATGTTACAACCTATATCGATGCGCTGGCCGCCTCAGCAGCTTCAGTTGTTGCAATGGGTGGTAAACAGATAGTAATGAGCAAATATGCGCTGCTTATGATCCACAAACCCATGGTTGGTACTGGCGGCAATGCTGATGAACTTTTAAAAGATGTGCAGATGTTAAATGTAGTTCAGGAACGCCTGGCGCAGATCTACATGGACAAATCCGGGTTGGACGGAGTTACCGTAAACAGTTTGATCAACTCCGTCACCTGGATGACTGCCGATCAGGCACTTGATCTCGGTTTTATCGACCAGATCGAAGATTATAGCACGGAGATTACCAACAGCGCACTTATTAAAAACTATACCAGCGCAGCTCCCGCCGTTTACCAGCGATGCATTAACAAAATCTTAAACATAAATAATAACAGAATGAACATCGAAAACAAAGAACTCATTGAGAAAACAACATCGGTATTAGACAAGATCATGAACTTTTTTAAAAAAGTTGTCAACAAGCAAACCATCACCGATAAAGGGACGCTGCACCACGCCGGTCAAATTGAAGAAGGTTCCGAAGTTTACCAGGACGAAGACATGACTACGCCTGCCATAAGTGATACTTATACCTGTGCCGACGGGAAACAACTGGACGTTAAACAGGGAAAGATCCAAAGCCTAACACCTCCCGATCCTGAAAAAGAACCTGAAGCAGAAGATGAAGACGACGATTTGCCTGAAAGCAAATTCAAAGCCGCTAAAAAACCTGCCGATGTGCAAAATCGAATGTTGCAATTGAAAGCTCGTTTACATGCACAAAATGCTTTATTAACCGAAGCTCGCACTGCTCTTGAAGAAGCTAACAACCGCTTGCAAAAGACACGTACCGAGGTAAAAAACGAGATCAAATCAACCTTTATACCTGATAGCTCAAAACGCAGTAATAAAACCCAAACCGAACCGGCTCCATTCTTCGCTCCGCAAACCGAAATTGCGAAAAACGCGGTAAAAAAAGCAATTGCTTCCTAAACACTGCCAATCTACCTGAACCTTATCACACCTAATTAACCCTTCCTAACTATCCCTATACGTTTAAAACAATCAAAAAGCTCCCCCTTTAGGGGGTTGGGGGGCTACATTCTATGGCTCAATTTACATTCACAAACAACACCTACGCCGGCGAAGCGCTGGCAGGATTCATGGCAAGCACATTACTCGAAGCTGATTCGGTAAAGCGTGGCCTGCTCACAGTAATTAACGACGTAAAAGCCCGCAAGGTAATTCTTGATGTTGATGATGACGTTGTTTTGCAAAACCCATCGGGCATCTTTACCGATCAGGGTACAACTGCCCACCAAACCGAAAGCTATCTTGACCCGGTAGTTTACGAATTTATGAAACAGGAACAGTGGGATAAGCTTGCTCAAAGCTGGGAAGCCCAGGCCCTAAAACCCGGTGCCTTTATGGATTATGAAGGCGTAGTTGACCTTTCTGACTTTATGGTGCAACGCTATTTAACCAAAATCCAGATTGCTAACGAACGTTTATACTGGCTTGGCAAAACCGCTACTAAAGAAGCCGCCTTTACCGCCGATTTCCCTGGCCTGCTCCCTTCTATCGCCGCCGCTTCCGGTGTTTACAAAGTAGGTTTAAGCAAACCCGCTACCTCATTAGCAGCAACAGCAATTGATGCAAACGGCATTGTAACCGTAGCCGATACATCAACCCTTGCCGATGGCGACGTTGTTACCATTACTGGTGTTACCGGTACCAGCAAGGATACTACAAACGGCGCATCAGGCATCGCCATTCAGGGCCAATCATATTTTATCCAGATTTCAAGCGCTACATCATTTAAACTGGTGCGCAATTACAATGAGGTTAACAGCCGTAAACCTGCAACTTTTAGCGGTACAGCTACTGTTGCTACTGTAAACTACATTAACGTAAGCAATGTTTTACAGGTACTGGGCAGCGTTTACGCCCAGCTTGATCCTGCCGACAGGATCCAGGAGGATTTTAACTTACAGATTCCATTACATGTAGGTTACGCTTATGCCCAGGCACAGGCCAACAAAGCACTCAACGTTATTAACGCCTTTACTGACATGAAAAAGATGGACTACTTAGGTATTCCGCTCCAGATCATGAACCACTGGCAGGCTAATACCATTTTAGGTGCAAGATCATCCAATTTATTTCTTGGCGTCGATCTGTTAGGCGACGCATCCGAGTTATCAACTGTTTATCTCAAGCCTTATACCAACGATAACGTGGTACGCATGAAAGCCCGTATGAAAGCTGCCGTAAACTTCAAATTTGCCAACGAGCTGTTTTACCTGTCGGCATAAAATCAATTATTGAGTTAGTGAATTATTGATTTAGTGATTTGATCCTCGCAGAACATTAATATCACAATCCCCATTCAATAATTCACCGATTCAATAGCCCACTAATTCGCTAACTCACTAATTCAATAATTCACTAATTAATCTCCATGTCAATTTATAATAAAATAAACGCCGGCTTCAGCCTGGGTACCGATGAACCGATCACCTCGGGTATTGAGGATGTGATCTACCTTTTTAATGCGGATGATATTGTCCTCACTTACGATACTACCAACCCACTTATTGTTAAAGGCCTTACCGCAGTAAACAACGCTAAGATTTACAAATTTGAGGGCACAAACAATAGTTTCAATACTGTGTCTAAACTCGCCAAAACCCAGGTGGGCCCACGTTATACCGAAGAGATAGATTTCAATATCGCCGGTTTATCTGTTGATATCAAGGGTCAGCTTATGGCCATGGGGTATGGCCGGGTACGCGCTATAGCAGCCAACAACTATAAATCAAGCGATTCGGCTATTGAACTTTTTGGTGCAGTAAACGGATTGATCTTAACCGATGCCGAACGCAATGCCGCTGATGAATCACTTGACGGCGGCTACAAACTGAAGCTCACCAACCCGGATAAAATGAAAGAGCCCTACCCTCCCCGCGCGGTATCAATTCCTCCTACATCCGGCACCGCCACCTATGCAAGTACCATAGCAGCTCTTGAAGCACTGGTTACAGCATAATCATTGTGTCATGAGGTCATTAGTCATTTTTAATAATGGCTAATGACCATTAAAACACCCTCTTCTATAATCTAAAACTAATGACCAAATGACTAATGACACAATGACAAAGAAATACATCCTTAAACCAGGCCGTCATCAATTTGCGCCGGGTTCGGCAGCCATTCATAGTAATGAAAACCTGAGCGATGAAGAAGCAGAATGGTATTTACAACGATACCCGCATATTGAAGCACTGTTTGCCGCCCGGCCCCCTGAAGGGGGAGCTATAGTCCAATCTAAGAATACACGCAAATCAATGGCCAATGAAGGCACAAACAAAGGAGGTTCAATATGAAAACCTATCTTCCGCAAATTGAACGACGAATACTGGTGAGGCCAAATCAAACCTATGGTATCCTTAACTATGACCTGGACAATGCTTATCCTCAGCGTATGCTCGAGTTGGTAGTCGGATCGCCAACTGCAAAAGATTGCTGGAACAAACGAACAAAATTCATTGCTGGTAACGGGTTTGAAGAAAAAGATCTTGGGAAACAAGTAATAAATGTCAAAGGCTTAACCGTAGCTAAACTGTTAAAGGCATTGGCAACCGATAAAGCACTATTCACAGGTTTTGGAATCCACATAAATTACAATGCTGATTTTAAGATAGTATCGGTCAGTTATATAAAATTTGAAGACATCCGCATGGGCGATACCGATGCCCCCGAAACAGCCGATAAATACGCGCTATATACTGATTGGGGCCGAAAAACCTGGAAAAATATCATGCGCAGCAAGATCACATTTTTAGACAGGTATAATCCGGATCCAGAAGTGATCAGTGAACAGGTATGCCGCGCAGGCGGATGGGAAAACTACAAAGGGCAACTGCTTTATTTTAACCCGGAAGTTGATGATTACCCATTGATTGAAGCTGACTCGGTATGGGAAGATTTTGAAACTGAAGCAGGGATCAAAATTTTCAATAACCGGGAGGTGACTACAGGATTCTTGCCATCCACTATGCTTTTTATGCAATCACGCCGCGAGGAGGCGGAAAACACCCGGCCTGATGCCAATGAATATGCCGGGATCAATATCCCATCGCAGCTTGAAAAAGACCTCGGCGCATTTCAGGGGGCAAAAAGCGCGCAAAAGATCATCGTAATTGAATATGAAGATGAAAATTCCAAGCCTGAGTTCAAAGCCTACCCTGTTCAAAATAACGACAAACTGTTTGAAACTACCGAGCGTTCTGTTGAAGCAAGGATTATCAAAGGCTTTTCGGTACCTAAAGAACTGATCAATGCCGAAAAATCATCCGGTCTAAGCAACGGCAGCGAAAAGAAACAGGCTATTCTTGAATTTAATGATAACACCGCTGCCGACAGGTTTGATCTGTCAGAAATCTTCGCCGAAATCTTCAGCCATTTTTACAGGGATATTAATCCCGGCAGTAATTGGAATATTGTACCAGTAACGGCAATAGCAGCCGACGATACCCCTGGTATTAAAGCCGGAAACGCTATCAATGAGCTTCTGCAATCAGCCATTCCTCAAAAAAGCAAAATAGCTGCTTTGGTACATGCATACGGTTTTAAACAAGCCGAAGCAGAAGCCATGTGCCCGTGATTAAGTCATAAGTCTTTAGTTATAAGTCGCAAGTTCTAAATATTACAAAGAAGAAAATCTGACTTGAGACTTCCTGCTTAAGACAATTATTCCAACTGGAATCTCAACAAACATCATTATGAACAAAACATTTTCAACTCCCAAAACGGAGATTAGGAGGCCATGCTATGATCTATTTAATCAATCAAACCATATTTCAGCAATACGAAGATATCAACGTAAACATTAAACCCGAACGCCTCAAAGTGTTCATTAAAAAAGCTCAGGAACTCGACTTAAAGCCATTTTTAGGCTATGCTTTATATTACCAGCTAATAAGCCATTGCAATGACGACGGCACTATAAAAGAAGATACGCCGCAGACTTATAAGGATCTTTTAAATGGCAGCGAGTATCTTGATGAATACGGCCGTATCGTATTATATGAAGGTATAGCTCCTGCCCTGGTTTACTTTACCTTTGCCCGCTTTATCGAAAACGACTCGGTTCACTATACCGCCACCGGCCCGGTTATTAAACGCCACGACAATGGCGATGCGCTTTCATCACCCGAAATAGTGAAATTGGTGCAGCAACAACGCAGTATAGCCAACGCCTATGCCAATGACATCGAAAAGTTTTTAAGGGATAACCAGGAAAGTTTCCCGCTTTGGCATTATAATGAAAAAAATAGAAGCAGTCGTCAATCCGGCCCGCGGATCCGTTGTATTGACAAAACTGATTTCAACCATCCGGGCACAACAAATAATTACAATTTACCAATAACCGAATTTTTAAACTGATGGCTAACGATAAAAAAATAAGCGAGCTTCCAATAGCCGAAACTATAAGTGTGTCTGACAGATCGATCCTGATCAGCAACAATGCTGACTACCAATTTGATTTTGCCACACTGCTTCAATTCATCAACTCGGGGCTTAATGCCGGAGCTAACCTAACTTTCGGCCAGGCACTTCCTCAAAATACAAGCGGCAAAAATGGAGACGTATTTATAAATACTGCCGCAGGCTCATTCGCTCAAAAAATAGCAGGCGTTTGGACTGTTGTTTACACCATTGCTACAGGAAGCAGTATTGATACCTCTGTATTATATGGCACCACCAATCCAGGCGCGGGAACCGGCAACAACGGTGATACCTTTATAAATACTGTAAGCGGGATATTTTATAAAAAAACCGGCGGCACATGGAACCAGGTATTCTCCATGCAAACAGGTCCGCAGGGGCCACAAGGTGCAAGCGGAACAAATGGCACCAATGGTACTAATGGCAAAAGTATATTAAATGGCACAACAAATCCGGCAAATAGCCTTGGTACCGACGGAGATTTTTACATCAATACATCATCTTATTACTTCTTTGGACCGAAAAGCGCCGGAGTTTGGGGAACGGGAATTTCCCTGATAGTTTCGGGCGTACAATTTGAAGAAACAGCCAATAAAAACGTTCCGAACGGTTACGCCGGCTTGGATAGCAGCGGGAAAATTGCATCGGCACAGCTCCCAAGCTATGTTGATGATGTATTGGAGGTAGCCAATTATGCATCACTGCCAACAAGCGGAGAGACCGGGAAAATATATATAACGGTTGACACTAATAATGAATACAGATGGAGCGGATCAGCGTACATACAAATTGTAGCATCACCCGGCACAACTGATGCAGTACCTGAGGGTACAACAAATAAATATTTCACTTTATCGAGAGTGTTAAATACCATACTTACAGGCATTGGGTTTGGAAGCACTTTGGCTGTATCAGCAACAGATAGTATTTTGCAGGCATTGGGTAAACTTCAGGCACAAATTACCGGTTTGTTTAAGATCCCCACAGGAGGCACAAGCGGACAAATATTAGCGAAAAACAGTAGTGCCGATGGTGACCTGCATTGGGTTAACGCACCTTCCGGTAGTGGAGGCGGTTCGTCTGAACCATCAGGACAAATTAAATCTTTCAGGGTTGACTATGGCGCTGTCGGTGATGGTGTGACGGATGATACGGCAGCGGTGAATGCGGCGCTGGCGGCTGAGAAAGTTATAGAGGATAGCGGTGACTTCTTTGTATCATCAATCCCAGTTAATAAATATGGTACTAAAGTACAGGGCAATGTTCGTATTTTAAGAAATAGCCCTAATGGCAACGCTGTAAAACAGCAATTAAACAGCTATGCGGATGATTATCAACACGTGTTTGGAACTGAATATTTGAGCTCATTCCACAAAAAATTGTATGCTAATCAAATGACATCTTCGCCAACGGCGTTAAAGATCATATTTTCAGGCGATAGTACAACGGGCGGCGGTGATGAAGGTAGTGATACTGCGATTGATCAGGTGTGTATCAAATTAGCTGCTCGGGACTATATACCAAATCTTACATTTTTGAATCATGGTTATGGCGGGCAAGGTACAGTTAATTGGCTTTCTACTTACCTGGCAGACGATTTGTCATTAAATCCGCATGTTTATATTTTGAGGTGGGGCATAAATGATACAAATGGCTTTACACCACAGCAACTACTTGATCGGATGGATACAGGATTAAGTACTATCCGTGGCAATTCAAATTTCACAAAGGATAAGCTAGCCATCATTCTTTGTTCTATGAATACCACCACAGATGACAATCAAGGCCATCAAGGCGAAATATTTAACGAGGAATACAATAAGGGGTTACGTGTACTTGCACGGAAGTATTGTTGCTGCTATATGGATTTATATGCTTTATGGCAGGATGCGAGAAACGGGCAAGATTATTTTAACCCTTACGCTGTAGAGAGGCCAAATGAATTAATTCACCCCGGAAAGTCGCTCAAGGTGCTTATCGCTTGTAAAACATACGAAGTTCTGTTCCCGCTTTATTACAGGCGGAATGACATAGTAGATTTAAGTCAATCAGGACGTTTATTTACCGCCCTGCCATCTGCCTATGCTAAGGGAATGTCTTATGAGTATGTGGAAATTGCAAATGGATGGCCTATCAATGGATTTTTAATCACACATCATCTTAGTAATGATATGTACAGGCAGGAATTATCCTCTTTTAGTTCCACGGACAATAAATTATATGTCAGAGTAGGCTGGTCAGTATCCGGTTGGCAACCGTTTTACATTTTACAACCATTACCAGCTCAGGTGGCATTTATTGGAGCCGGTGGTGGTTTTGGCTCAATACCCGTTTCTCAAGCGTTTACCGTATGGCCTGAAGGTATGACACTGGATTATGTTAATGCAACTGATGGATGGCCTGTTAACGGCTCTTTAGTTACTTTTAAAAACAATGGAGTATTTCAGCAAACGCTAACAAGCACAAGCGCTCCAGTAAGGCAATTTGTTCGTGGCGCTTATCTTGGCACCGGAGCATTCAAAGAAGTAACTTTGACGTAATAAGTTTATATCTTAGCTACAACATAATATATTTTTGATGGTTAATAATAAGTTCAAAAAAGGGTTGTTAATTGGCTCTTTATCACTCAACGCCTTATTCATTTTATTTTTTATTGGGAAGCGATTTTATTATAGCCATTGGCCGCTTTTTCATCACATTAAATTAGATCGCTGGGATGAATATTTAAAATCAAAGCCGGATACCGGAGAGATCATATTTTTAGGAACAAGCATTACCGAGGGATTTCCTGTAAAAAAGGAGTTCAACAATCCTAAAGTTAAAAACATGGGATTTGCCGGAAGTATATCTGAAAATGGCATACAGGTAATTAAAAGGCTAATTTACCGCAGGCCTCAAAAGGTTTTTTTAGAATTTGGTGTAAATGATTTTAAATATCATATAAGTGCGGATACAGTAAAATCCAACCTAATCACAATGATTGACATTATTAAAGCTAAGTCACCCAATACGAAAATTTATGTCCAGTCTGTTTTGCCCACCAATATCGACAGTTTGAATAATAAGATTGTTAACTATAACAAAGAAGCTGAAAGTATTTGTTTAACTAAAGAGGCAACTTTTATAAACCTTTATCCTAATTTTCTAAAAGGGAATAAGATGGACTCGGATTTAACAATTGACGGCACACATCTTTCAACCGCTGGGTACTTCAACTGGCGGCGGCTAATCGACAAATACGTTAATTGACTTTTTTACTAACATTGAAATAGCTAAGTTGCGCTGAAAAATATTACAAGTCGTTTTAATTCTTTTTTTACAAGTGGATTTTGCGATTTTAACAGGCAACATTATCTTAATGATAACCTCTTCAATCGATTAGATAAAGACATCACTATAATAGTGACTCCATTTTAGACATCAGATGTGAACATCCTGCAAAATGCATAAATACCGAAAGCTCATAAATATTTTTTAGAGCCTGTAGTTCGGCTTCACTTGTTTGTTGCGGTTCCTTCTTGGTTAGTCTCCTAACAATTTTGTAATAGAAGTTCTTTAAAGCCGATGACTTGATATCAAGTAAGTAAGGATAAAATGCCGATATTATATTTATCACACAAAAGTTAAACTGCGGCGCAATCCATTTCACAAGATCGTCTTTTATAAGCTCATAAGACATCGCCGGGTTCTCAAAGTTCCATTCCCCACCGTGAGTGTCTTCGTAATTATGATAAATATATTCAAACTTTTCGCGGTGATGGATCGGGGAGCAAACAAATATACCGGCCTGCATTACTTTTTGCAGTTGATTAAACGGAAGCCCACGGTTTGTGTAATAACTTGCAGGAGTTCTGTTATCAATAAAAGGTACCTTATCCCTTGCCCATACGTCATATAATCGTTTTAATGATATATCAAATATTTCTTTTGTCGGAATAGCGTACTGATTAACACCGCCTACTTTTTCCAACGGCACACCATCGGTAATATCATATGCGTTACTGGTATTTATAATTACATCAGTATCAACCCAAACAATTTGATCATACTTATTGGACCAGGGTTGAGATAAAATCAGAAGTTTTTGCCATGACGGTGATCTCTTTGATGCACGTTCCGATGTATCTAAATCGTGGTCTATAACAATGAGATCAAAGTCAAACATAGTACAATAGTCAGTCCAGTTGCTTCGGCAATATTTATCAAAAAGGTTCTTATACTTTTCACCGATGCATAAGGTTACTATTGCTTTCTTCATTCTTTAATTTTTCCCAAATATAGCATAAGAAGATCAGGTTGCTGAAGGTATCAGAAGATACAACCTCATGGGTCAATACAATTCAAAGATCATACAACTGCATAACTGCTTCTTACAATCATTCATCAATATATCTACATCATGACAACATTCGAACACAGAGAGATCAGAGGCATCACCATCAAGAATATGATAGTTACTATTGCCAGCACCATAAGTATTGTTGTTTCTGTAATGACAGGCTATTTCCAATTGAAAGGTGATATTAAAGATATCCGCTCCTCACAGGAAACACAAAGCAGGATCAACGAAATCAGGTTAAAAGTCCTTGAAGGGACAGTCAATGTACTGCAGCAGGAAGTTCAGGAATTAAGAAAGGAAAAGAAATCTTAA